CACTGAATAAAATTTTTGTCTAGAAATGGAACAATAAGGTCAAGTCCGTGTGCACCCGCACAACGGTCCGCGCGGAGACCATCAAATTGGTGGATGAGATGAAGACGTCTCATATTTTCACACGCAAACTCATCGACACTTGGTGCGTTATGGAAGTAGAGATAGCCACCCAAGATCTCATCACTCCCCTCACCAGAGAAAATATACCGACAATCTGTATTTTCTTTGATGTACTTACACAAAAGCCACATGGGTGTAGAAGCTCTCACGGTTGTGGTATCATAGGATTCGAGAGACTGAATGACATGACGAATATTATGAAGTCCTTCTTCAACAGTGAATGTCACTTCTGTGTGATCGGTCGCCAAATATGTGGCAACTTTGCGAGCCGCTTCCAAATCTGGACTACCCTCGAGACCTATGGAGAATGTTCGTATTCTCCCCAATTTACGCGCAGCAATTGCGGCTATGAGACTACTATCGAGGCCACCCGAAAGGAGAAAACCTATTTCACGGTCGGTATTATCAAGTCGAATGTGGACAGATTCTTCAAGGGCGTGTCTAATCTTCTCGTGGTTCTTCGTCCCACTAAACTTATGAACATTCCAGTATCCCGTGTGGTAGCACACAAAGTTATCGACATATGAATCATAAAAGTGGCCAGGTGGAAAAATGTGAATAGGTGTTTCCAAAAAGGTGAGCGCCTTAGCTTCACTCGCAAAGGCGATGGAGTCTTTGGCGTAACGAGTATAGAACATCGGTCTCACACCAACGGGGTCTCTTGCCGCAAGAAGGCGTTTACCATCTGTGTAGACCATCGCAAAGTCGCCATTGATGGATTTAATAGTATTCTCAATTCCGAGGGTGTGAATGAGATTCATGACAACTTCGCAGTCACTTTTACTCTTTTCTTCACCACTGCGGAAAGAACGATGATTGTAGATTTCGCCATTACACATAAACATACGATTGGGTCTCACAAATGGTTGCATACCAGCCTCTGTGAGGTCATTGATAGCGAGGCGATAAAAGTCCATGCGACATTTGCCCAAGGTTCTGGTACGATAGTCATCGGGACCCCTGTGTGTCAGGAGTTGTGATGGCACTTTTCGCACCTCACCGAAGAGGGTCACGATGCCACACATGTTTAATGTACAGCTTACTTTATTTTTAAGTTAAACTCCAAAAGATCTCTATAGGCAGCTTCATCTGCTTCACCATCCCATTCCTGACCAGAGAAACTCACAATTTGATGTTCCGTCCCGTTGGGTATGTATGCAAAATTGGTGACGCAAATGAAAGATACATTTGTTCGCATCGCAATTTCTTCAATGTTCTCATAGTCAAAAGTTTCAAGGGACAAATACTTTTTCAATTCTTCGGGAGTTCTCTTTTTGATTCCAGTTTTACTTCTCACCGTTGCGAAACGATTTGACATATCAAGACTTGGCCAGTATCCATGCTTGGAGCGAAAGTTGGTGACATAATTTACAAATACATCGGCTGTATCCTTCTTATCAAAACATACAAATCTTGACTTCTTATTGGGATCAACAAGACTCAAGTATGTTTTGGTAGGTTTCATTTGGATGAGATGATATGCTGGCATCTTAAAATATTTAAGGAAAAAAACTTCAACTAATATACAATGGAGTTTCCAAAAACAGCTGGACAATGTAAGTACATGTTGGCACTTAGGTCTCCGAAACCAATTGTCGTAGGTACAGGTCCAGCGGGGACTGGTAAAACTATGCTCGCGTGTCAGATTGGAATGGAACACATTGCCAGTGTATTCAGGGGTCGTGTCATTCTCACGAGACCAATTGTTGCCGCTGATGAAGACATGGGTTATCTTCCAGGTGACATGGACAAAAAGATGGAACCGTGGACGAAGCCCATGTTTGATATATTTGAAAAGTACTTGTCCCACAATCAAATGGATCGATGTATTACCATTGAACCACTGGGGTACATGAGAGGTCGCACATTTAACAATACAGTCATCATCGCAGATGAAATGCAAAACAGTACACCAAACCAAATGAAGATGCTTTTGACACGCCTCGGTGACAATACAAAATTGATTGTGACTGGCGATCTCGCACAGTCTGACTTGGGGGAGGAGAATGGTCTCAATCACCTGATTCACAAACTTCAAGGCATGGATCTCACCTATATTGAACATGTGGAGATGGATGATGACGACATTGTGAGACACCCAGCAGTCAATGAAGTGCTTAAAGTATTAAATGTCTAATCCTGTAAATGAAAACAGTCGCGATAGCCCTCCCTGGTCGCGAGTTTTCTGGTAATTTTCTTAAAAATTGGTCACAAACACTTCTGACCCTCACACAAAAGGGCTACAAAATCATTATGATGAATGAGTACTCAAGTTTTGTACCATTCTCAAGAATGAAGACACTCGGTCTCGATGTTCTGCGCGGTGCGACACAAGTACCATTTAACGGAGAGGTGGACTACGATGTATGGCTCACAATTGATTCCGATATCTTCTTTATTCCTGAGCAGGTTATAGAACTCATTGAAGATACAGACAAGTACCCAGTTGTGTCGGGTCTCTACCGAATGTCGGATCTTCAACATTACGCGGCTGTCAAAGAGTGGAACATGGACTATTTTAAAAAGCATGGAACATTTGAGTTCCTCAAAGTGAAGGATCTGGATGCAGCCGAAAAGTATATGAAAGTTGCATACAATGGTATGGGTTTCTTCGCGTGTCGCAAGGGTGTCATAGAAAATCTCAAGTATCCATACTTTAGTTATCCACTCATTGAGATAGAAACTGAAGATGGGAAGGTACTCCGTGATATGTATTCCGAAGATGTGGCATTTTGTAAAAATCTCAAAGATGCTGGTTACCACGTGATTGTGAATACAAGCCTTCGTGTTGGACACGAGAAAATGCTTGTTATATAAAGAGTATACACTCCATGTTTTTAAATGGATCTCAAATTTGAAGTCGACGACAAAGACATGGCGTTTACTTATGTAAATGGTGTTAAGGGAACACTTAATAAAATGGATACACATATTTTATTAAATGAAATGTCCACTGTACCCATTGGTGGAAAATACGTGGAAACTGGGAGCTATCTTGGTTGTAGCGCGGTTCTTGCGGGTTTAACAATGAAGCGTAATACCCTAATCTATTGTCATGATTTATGGTTGGAAGATATGTCCTTATTATCAGAAGATGGTATTCCACCACCTATTGTGGATGGACAACTCTACCAATTTTACAATAACATTAAAGCAAATAACCTTGAAGGGATTGTCATACCATTCCGTGGTGATAGTTCGTATACATTGGGAGTTCATAGTGACAACACAATCGACCTGGCATTCATAGATGGCGACCATTCGAAAAATGGCGTTCAAAAAGATCTTGAGGCTATTTTTCCAAAGATGAAAAATGGTGGTGTTATTTTGTGTCATGATTGTTATCCGGATACACCAACCCTCGAGGGTGTTAGTGAATTTTGTGTTGCACGCGATGTTGACGAAGCTATTGGTTTTAGAGGTTCATCTATTATCAAAATAGTTGTGAAAAGGTCTGTGACTTAATATTTTGCACTTCGTTATTTAACATCTTCGTGTCGTAGTCTAACTGCGCCAATCTATTTTCAATAGCCGTCTTTTCCTGGTTGTATCTTGAAATTATAGATTTCATTTCTTCGTACCATTCATATATTTGATGTATTTCTTCGTCTATATGAGTGTATTTCTCTACTATCTTGTAATCAAATTTGAGTTCTCGGATATCAGCCGCCAGTTCATCTAATTTACATTCAAGATCTTCACATTTATCCTTAATTTCTGCGTGGGTTTCACTCATTTTCCTGATTGTATCTGTCATTTTATTTTTATTCGTTTTCAAATAGATTTATAATGTAAGATTTGTCTTGTCTAAGCCATATTTGATGACATCCGACTGGAATACCATCAAATTTAAAATCTTGTACACCAAATTCTCTCGCTTCATCTCTAGAAGGTTTTTTTAGATTTGAAAACGAAAAATAAACATCATCTGGTTCCCCCATATGTTCTTTTATTTTGCATAATTCTTTAGAACTTTTCACATTTCTTAAATAAAATCCACCATTAAATAAAAATATTTTTCCGAGATGATCTTTAAAGTTAACTTCTTTAAACGGATGATCTCCGTGTAAGCATCGAGGGCATTCACAGTTCATTGCACATATATTTATAATTTGATTATTCAAGTATATGTAAAAGTGAGCACATGGACTACCAACTATATCATACTTAAAAAACTTTTCTGGTATACGTCTAAATATATACGAGTCCCATGTATTTGTTAAGACATAATCAAATTCTGAAAACTTATCCCAGAAATCATAACTTGTGATTAATTTATCATATGCCTTTACAGATTCATTTTTTTCCATTGCTTGAATGTATCTCACATTTTTCCAATCTTTGGTCGTTTCCATGATGATATCTTTATTGTCACCGCTATGAACAATCACAAGACTTGTATCACCCCCACCATATACATTTGCAATATTCCATATATTATATTTAAGTATATCCATATACCTAAATTCAATGAATAACATGCACAATTTAGAAGACTTTGCCCATGTAGTTTTTTCTGGATCTGGACATTTTGTATATTTAATTACAAGTTCCTTGTATTCTTCCAAATCCATTATATAAACTATTAATTATATCTTTAATATACGTTACGATTTCGCCACATATCTCCATAATCATTTGTACCCAGTAAATCCGAATTATCGGCACCCCGAGCGTTGTTATATTTACATTTAATAAATGTAATATCACCAAATATGATATATTCATCCGATGTATGTTTACCAATTACACATTTATCTGGATGTTGTCTTATATAATCTATGGATGCGTTCATATAAGCACCTGGACCAGTTGGATATAAACAATCGAGACCGTAATGTTTTTGTTTAACATTCCATAATATCAAGTCAATCATTTTTTTAGAAATTGGGTGTTTAGGTATAGATCCAATGAAAGCGGTATACATACACATCTGGTTTGGTGGACAATCAATGCTAGTATAATACTCCCCATTTAAATCATTTAATTTTTCTATGGGTATCATACATACTTGTCTCATGTCGGAATACCAACCACCTTCATTATATAAAATGAGGTGTCGCATGAGATCACATTTAAATGAGTATGGCTTCAGGGTATTATAAGCATTTAAAACTTCTTCATTAAAATATTGTTTTATGTATTCAACACAATCATCGCCACAGTATAATTTAACTTTATAATCCGGATTCTTTCTATAAAATGTTTCGAATGCATTTTTAATTCCTTCCGGTAACTTTGGCATTTTGCCATCATCTACGATGACAATTTTATGAATTACTTTGGGTATTGTCATCTATGATATAATCATGTGATTGTTTTAAGTATTTAAGGAGAAGACGGCTTTAAAAGTAAATGATTGTAGATTGTTTTACATTCTATAATGAATTTGATATTTTGAAAAAGAGGCTTCGATATCTATCACCGGTCGTTGATAAGTTTGTTCTCGTAGAATCAACTGTCACACATCGCGGTGAACCGAAAGAGTTACTTTTTGAAAAGAATAGGGAGATGTTTTCAGAGTGGTTGGATAAAATAATACACATCGTCGTTGAAGATAACCCCACGGACAAAAATCCATGGTCGCGTGAAAACCATCAACGTAACTGCATAACAAGAGGGTTAGAAGATATTGACAATGAAGCCCTTGTCATGATTTCGGATGTTGATGAAATTCCAGACAGGGATTATATTCAAATCCCAGATAATGTTGATGTGTGCTCTTTCAATATGATTGCATTTCAATACAACTTCAAATATATACAAGAACAAGAGCCATGGTTTGGTACCGTACTCACAAAACGTCATATTTTGAATCAAACTACACCACAACACCTCAGAAACAACAGATGGCGTGTACCATTTTACAAAAGTGCTGGGTGGCATCTTTCTTCATTTGGTGATGAAGAGTTTGTCGCCAATAAAATATATAATTTTGCACATTGTCATGACGAAAGTTCACAAAATAAGGATGCAAGTAAGTTTAAAGAATATATTGAAAAGGGGTTAATGACAGATGGCAAATATAAACTCGTAAATACACCCATAGAAATATATGAAAGTTTACCAGACGAACTTAAAATGTAATTTTCTCAGCCTATAATAAATGTCAGACATTACTGCAACTCAAGCAGCAAGTGCTATGTACAACAAAGCCAAAAATATTGCAACTGGTAAGACTGACCTCGAGGTGTCATACATAACTGTTGCCGGTATTCTCTTCCTCGGTTTCTTCTACATGGTTATTTCCTCAATTGGTATGAGCATC